ACCACACCAAAAGATGGGATAACATTTAGAACCTTTACGAAATCGTAAAGACCTGAAATATCTGCTCTGTTTCGAGATTGTTGAAGATCGTCTTGCTTTGTATCACCGCAGAAGATAATCTTTGAGGACTCTCCTACACGTGTGATAATAGTATCAAGTTCGTGGTACGTCATAGATTGACATTCGTCTACTATGATGACTGAATTATCAAATGTGAGTCCTCTTACAAACGATGAACTCATAAACTCAATCATACCTTTTTGTTTTAAAACTTGATAAGCATCTCCTCTGCTAAATAGATCGTTAACGATGTCGGTATACGGACCTTCGAATACCGCCTCCTTTTGGGCCTTTGACCCAGGCATAAAGCCTTGCTCGCGCGTTTGAACTGCAGATCTAATTATGACGACCTTTTCATACTCTCCTTTCTGTAGTACATCATTGAGTGCCAAGTATGTAGCACACATTGTTTTTCCTGTACCTGCTGTTCCTATGGCTGCGAGATTGTATCCTCTTTCGTAAGAATCAAATAAATCAGATTGAGATGGTGTTAGCGGTTTAACTGGTCGCATTGAAAACTTAGTGTTTAAAACACGCATCATGTTTTCCTCTTCTCGTTCTTGTCTACGTCGTTCTTTCCTGGATAGTCTTCGCTGTCTAGCCATGAAACCTCCTTGTTATATCCGAATAACACAACGGTTTACCAAGTGTTTATGTTATCCTTTTTATGATGATGTTGAACATTACGAAGCACATCACGAAAACCGTCGTCAGGCTTCAATCGCCCGAGACGCACGGCATCACCTATTGACGGTGGCCGTCCAATTCTTTGAGTTATATTAGGGTTTTCTTCGAGGAAGAGATCTCTATCTGAGATCTTCATAACTTTGTCAAATATTTCACCAGTGTTTGTATCTTCAAACGTATAAGTCGGCATGAAGTCTCCTCTATTTCAAATTATTTCATAATCTATTTCATTGTTAAAACTATTTATAATTCAAAATAGTTATCCAGCGATTAATTCATAAATTTCTTTCCAATTATTTACACGAGTGGTTGCAGGGTTAATCTCAACATTTTCATTATGATGGTGATTAACTAGGATTGCTTCTAAACCAAGCTCAGAGCCAAGGTCGGCATTCTGTGGTTTATCTTCAACCCAAAAGCAACCGGTTCCACGATACTGCTCAAGAGCATCATCTTTATCGGCACCTGTGTCAAGATAGACAAAGTTTTCAAAGACACTAGGACCAAACATTTCAATCAAGTTTTTAGTCCGAAGATGTTGAGAGTAATAGCAGTCACTCAATGAACTGATTACTCGGAACACATATCCTTGTTCTTCATGGAGTTTCCGAACATATTTGATTGCATCACGCAAAGGTGGAAGTTTACGGATCCAAGCAGACTCGTTGAACATACGAACAATCCGTTCTTTATCTTCAACCTTGAGTCCATAACGAAGGGTCATATCATATTGATCTTCCATGCCTTCTTGGATTTCATAGTTATGCTTTTGCATCCAACCTGTGAAGGCATACTCCCAGTCAAGGAGTACACCGTCAACGTCAACTAGGATGACTTTATCAGCAATTGTTTCATTAGAACGGTTATACATATTAGGCTACTTTCTTTAATAGTGATGGTGTAACTTTCCAAGTTACGGTAGGTGTTTTAACGACGATAGTCTTTTGGTTGATTTTTGAAATCATACCTTCAATGCGACCACGACGGTTGGCGTCAAACCAAACTTTGTCTCCAACATTGAACGAAGATCCAATGTCTTGTTGCATTTGACGTTGACGATTTTTGATTTCCGCAATGATTGCATTAAGAGTTTCGTCGTCTGCATTGCGGATTGTTTTCAGTGTTGTTTGGTTTAACTTTTTCATAACTTTTTCCTTTTCATTTGATATATACAATATATCTGATTCGCGATGGAATGTCAATAGATATTATGCAGCTACCTCATTTAAATTCATTTCAACTTCTTCCATTAACCATGTGCCATCTTGGTCAGGAGTTGAAGCAAAGAACCATGCGTCTCCGTCAAACAGATAAAGATAATCAGCAGAGGCAAATTCGCGCCCTTCTGCCAAGAAGTCTTCAACTGAATTGTATGTAACAGGGGATTGGTTTGAATGGACCGACTCATCTAAAGATGTCTGTAGGTCTTCTTTCAGACCTGAGATATAACCAGCATTTGCTACTGCTTTAGCCTTCTCAGGTGTGTTATAGGCTTCAAAAAGAAGACGGCCGTTGTAAGCAAGATAACCATCGTAATGGCAATATGTTGCTGTAACTGTGCCGTCTTCGTTGTAGTTTGCGATCATTGATGAAGTACCCATAAGATTGATTCCTTTTGTTTTACCTTATAGAATCAATATAACCTATTTGTACTCAAATGTCAATAGTTAATATGAAAAAGAATTACCTTTTTTGTTCTTCAGTATCAAGATGGGAATTTCTTTCTTGCCGTTTCAGTTTCTTTTTATCACGACGGTTTTTCATACGCTTTTCCTTACTGCGTACGCTCCGTTCTTCGTTGTGACCCCATTCGTCGTGTTCCCAATCTTCGCGGAACTCTTTAAAACTTTTAGCCATTAGTCTTTCCTATGATACTGTTTCTTTAATTTCAATTAAGTCAGGAAATGCCGTCATGACTGTCTTTAAGGACAATCCTTTTGGCGATTTTCTAGTAATCATTTTGCATAGCATTTCAGCGTCATCATTATCAACATCTTCTAACAAGCTAATGAATAAACTTTCACGCTTGATTTGGTTAAGATTATCATACCCTCCACCTTTGACAAAGATCTTAAGTCGACGTGCTTCATGGTATAACAAACTTTTAGCTTCGTCTTCGTATTCGTTCTTTTTCCAAGGTGGTGGTGTATCAGGAATCAAAAACTCAATAGATTCGTCAAACCAATATTTGAGGATAGTTTTTAGAGGAGCGGATTCGTTTTCCTGAAGCCACGCTGCTTTATCTTTTTTAACTGGTATTTCTATTGCTTTATTTATGATTTCTGAAATTGATCTTCTAACTGCCATTTAAAAATCCTGTATGTCTGAAATTAGGTTTTTGAGTTTGCGATTAACAAAAAAGTTAAAGAGTTCTGAACGACCAACTTCTTTGTCAATGCTGTACTCTTCAAGAATTGCTGTTTGGTAATTTGCCGGAATTTGAGACAAATCAATCATGGTTTTATTACGGTGATAGCGTCGTAATGTTTCTTCATCCATACCATCCGTGCCATTGCGGAATTGCTCAAGGCGTTTTTTGGTCATAGGTTTTTGGCGTTGGCCAACAGCTAAACAATTGTCTGGTGAAAGAATATTCGGAACACCATCACCAGTGTCACCTTTTAAGACGTGCTCAACCAAATATTGGTCAGGATTGTCATTACGGATCCAACGTTTACGAACTGGGTCAAACTGATCCACGTTAGCATACGTATGTAATTGGATGTAATCTTTATCACCGGATAGAACCAAGAAAGGTTCTGCACCGCCGTTTAAGATAGCACCGTTTTCATGGATGATGGTACCAATGATATCATCAGCCTCAAGATGGTCCATATGAATAACTTTGTATGGAAAGAATTCCTTAAGCTCATCTCGGATGGTATTCATAATACCAAATAGCTGAGTCCAATCAAGTTCAGACTCATCACGAGACTTTTTACGATTAGCTTTGTAATAAGGATATAGCTCACGACGCCATGTATTTTTGCCATCAGCACATATTACGATTTCTCCATATTGTTCGGTAAACTTTTTACGGTTAGACCGGATTGAATTTAGGAACATATGACGGATAAGATTTTCGTCAATGTCCACATTATGATGGTTACCGATGCTTGCGAATAGCGAAGCAAGGATAACTTGGTTGTAATCTACTAGAATTGCCATTTTATTTTCTCTGTTTCAATTTTATCTAATACTTACTATTCTAATCTAACTCTTCGTCAATGTCAACCATTTTTTTAGCTTCTGCCTCAAAATTTTCTATTTCTTCAACATCAACAAATTCTGTTGCAAAATCTTGCAGTGGATGGTGGACACCATGAGCTTGTAGGTGTAAGGACCTAATTGATTCAAGTACTAATACCATGGATGGAAAATGCACTTTGATTTCTTTATCAAAATCACATCCCATCCGTGACATTTCACCAAGGAGATTTCTCCACAAATATTCAGACGCTTCTTCAGCTATTTCTTCTTTATAGTCAACAATAGTTTGCTGAAGTTCTTCACGTGTTTTTGCAGACGCGTTAACTTTATCCTTTATAGGAAATTCTATAACATTAGACATAACTTATTTTCCATCGTTATTTAAATCTTGGAGCAGTCTGTTCCAACTATTCGCAAAACTATTTATACTGTTCCGTGCTAAATTAAAGCGGTCTGACGTTGTAAACTTTGGAATGAAGTTTGGATCTTGCTTTTGAATATCCAATACCTGCTTTACAACTGAAAAAGCTCGATTAGCATGG